TGTTAAGCCCTTTGAAATCCTTCGTTACATGGTAGGACTTCTTTTGCTCAACAGCAGCCATGATTAGTACGGTATAGAGTAGGGTGTGGGCAGACGGCGAGTGAAACTAGAGTTAATCGCTGCCAAGAGTTGTTTCTTGTATTCAGCATTAAATATCTCTGCTTCGCCGTAGGATTGTTCCTTGTATTTTGCCTTATAAGCAGCGTAAAACGCCACAGGAGAGGTATAAGGCTCTAAAATTGGTTCGGTTTGAGAGTCAGAAGTCAATGCTACCGGCAAAACGATAGTGTCGAACTCCATGACATAAACTTGATCAGGCACTGGGCCTAAGTAAATCGTGCTTTGAGCGTATCTAGTAAAAGCAATCGGTCTTCCCGTATAGTTTTGCCAGAACCTCAACTCAGCATTGAACTGCGACCATGACATGTACCGAAGCGGGATGCGAGTATTGCCCCAGTACAAGTTAACGTTAATGACATCAAGAATCTGCTCTGCATAACTAGGCAGTGTCAGTGTCGTAATGTCGAAGGTTTCATCAGAAGTGGTTGTATTACCTGTAAGAATAGCTCGTAAGCAACCTGTATCACGGACTACCCGATGCCTTGCATCATTGATGTAATCCGTGAGTTCTGTATCCGACCAAAACACACCCGTAGCGTCATGCAGCAGCCTTCTGACATCTGCAATATAGCTTGTAAAGGTTGCCATTTATGCCTCATTGCGAGAGGTATGGACTTTTGCCGCACCCCTACCGCGAAGCGGAGGCGCGGCTACTCGATCCACCACGAGGGCTGACAAGTGGTCGGACTTTATTGGCGCGTCTGTAAACACAAACTCTTTGAGTTTAGCCATAGCTTTCTCATAGTCTGTATTCATTTTCATCCAGCCAAGACGCACCAAGTAAGGAATCTTATTATCATCGCCGTAGCCAAAAATATGGCGAGCAACGATAGGTTCCACTGGAACACTTTTGTTAGGAGGAAACTCAATACGCTGATCGACATACTTGCCAACCAGCGTATCGCCACCTTTGTTAGTCACAAAGATCATGCTTCGAGAATATCCCCGTAGACATAAACATCTGCGGTTGCTGCTGCACCTTGAGCGGTTGTCAACGACAAATACAGATTGGGAATACTCGACTTCACCGTGGTACTTGCGCTGCCAGACGTATTAAGCGTCAGGTCAAGAAACAAGGTTGAGGCCGAAAGCGAAGAATATGCTTGGGATGATGCAACTACCGCTGTACCACCTTTGGAGGTAGCGGTATAAACGCCGCCTGCCGCAGTGGTCAATGAGATGGAAGCATTCGTTACAACAATCCGACGAAGAATGAACTTAGACGGATTGCTGAACATCACGATACGTTGATCGGCGGTGCTATCCATATTGGCACCAATCAACTTCCCAAGCAGGATACCTCCGAACTGCTGCGGTAATAGACTACCGACTTTGTTGGCATCCATGCTTTACCTCGCTTATGCGTTATAAGTGCCAGTTGCTGCCTGACCGCCATTGACAGTCAAGAAGAGCGCTGTAACCGTGCCAGAAGTCGAAACGATTTTCACGTTTTGACCATCAGAAACGATCATGCCACCCGTATTTGCCGCAATAACGTCTGCCCATGACGAGCCATTGTAGGCTTGATATTTGCAGTTTGCTACAGGGTAAATAATGTACAGGCCAGCAGGCAAGGTGTAATCCGTACCTGCGGTAACTGACTGGGTAACATAGTCGAAATAGGCACCAGCAGCATCGCTGTTAAGCCCACTGACAATGATTTTATTAAGTGCAAGAGCCATGACTTGATCTCCTTACAGCGTGAGCGAGTTAAGACCAGTCACCTTGGTCATGCTCTTAGGCTTGGTGCTCACCATTTCTGCAATGGTCAACACTGCGCCAACATAACCAATCTGCCAGTTAGGCAGCGTGGACTCGAAGCCCGTGAAGGCAAACTCGGCCTGATCGTGAATGTACATGCTGAGATAGTTCGTGTTCAGCAGATACAGCTCACCCTCTGTGCAATACGGATCGGGGTAGATCGGTACACCAGCAACCATCAAAGCACGGAAGCCTGATGTTGGGCCATCCTCGCCTTGAGCAAAGCTGCTTCCTGGCGTAATCATGTAGGTTTCTTGGCCTACAAAGTCTTGCGCCAACAGCGTCCAAGTACCAAAACCGCAAACACCAAAGGTCGGAACCTCAGCGCCATTTTTCACCGTTCCAGAGATGTACTGGAGGATGTTCTGGCGAGTTGGGTTAACCGAACCTGCTGCGTATTCTTTGGATGCCCACCATGAGTAGGTCGAGCGTGACAGGCCACCGTAAGTACCAGCCGAATCAACAGCAATGGGCAAGCCCGTAAACTGTTGTGCATTGCTGGTATTGGTGTACAGCGCCGTTGCCATCGCATCCATCATGACGTTGGTCGCATCGTTCATGCGAGCCTCAATCAAAGGGATCACAGCATAGTCTTGCTGTACCGCACCTTCCATACCGAGAAATGGAACCGGCGCAATCATGAGCTTTAAGTTGAACTCAGCGTTGTACGCACCTTGCTGAACAGCAGGTTGTGCAAACGAACCGCTATAGTCCGACCACTGAGCATTGACAAATTGCGAACCCTGAACAGGCACTGTCACTGAAGACACACCACCGGAGGCGGTTTGCGAATTTGCCAGCAGTGCAGCGAGCAAGGGAGTGGAGTTGTAAAGCTGGACAACCAGTTTAGGAATAAATGCCCTACGGGTGACGTAGGTCAATTCATTGTATTGACTGGTGCCGCTTGCTGGGATAATACCGCCACCAATAGGCATGATGTATTCCTTTTAAGCTAAGTTAACGAAGGCCAATAGGTCGAGACTGGTTGCCCTGCCTCAATTCATTTAACGCATTTGCCGCCGCTTCCCTTGCCGCCGCTGCCGGATTCTTCAAATACTTCTGAAAATCATTGACTTTAGAAGTAATCGGCTGATTGCTATAGGCCGGTGTTGGCCTGTCAGCTTGCTTCATCCAGTTGTAATACTCAGCAGCCGATTCATGATTACTAATGCCTTTTTCAATCATCAATTTCTCGATGGCTTTAACATCATCATCAGTTTCGGCAAGACGCTTTTCTTTAAGGGTATTTCTACGCCGTTCCAGTTCTGTACGAGCATCCTTCTCTTTCAATCGAGCTTCTAATTGAGCAATTTTTTGCTGTTGAGCATCAATAGCTTTAGAAGTACGGTCTTCGATTTCTAGTTCAGGAACCGGAAGATCAGGATGAGCTTGCTTTGTCAGTCTCAGAAATTCCTTTCGGGTTTTCGGATTCTCAGCCAAGGTTTTAGCCAAGGCAGCAAGTTCATCTCTTGCGTCAGGGGTAAGGTTTTCAAGCGACATAGTTTTCAGCCCTCAACTTCAATCAAATGACACGCTTGGTGTCACCTGGTTTGCTCAACGTCATGCGGTTTTTAGAAACCTTAGACGAATTTGATAGACCGCCGAACGGCTCATAGCGGGGTGGATTATAAATTTGACCATTCTGCTGTTGATTGTCGGTTGGCCGACGAATCGTCCCAGCTTTCGGCTTGAACAGTTCCATTGCTTTCTCCTAAATAGGAAGGGGTGGGTTTTGAGTCCCAGGGGTTGGCGCCGCAGCCATTGCTCGCATCTCAGCCGATGCGCCACCAGCCTGTGGCAGGGTTTGAATCATTTGCAAAATCTCAGACGGCACCAATTCTTTGGCTTTGTAATCCATTTCGCCAAATGCACTGCCTAGTTTGCCAATTGCATCTTTAAGTGCCTTTGCTTCAGGCGAGCCATCAGGAAACTTTTGCATAGCGCCCATCAACATGCCAAGCCCAAGTTGCACATCAATGCGACCTTGCATCTCTTCGCCTTTTTTAGGTTCGGGCGTTGACATGGGTGATGACATAGGTGGCGAAGACGCACCAGACAGAGCAGGTTTTTTTTCCATACCCTCTTCGCCTTCAGTGCCTTCTTCTTCAACCTCAATTTCCATTGAGGCTTTGCCGTCTGAAGCACCGCCGCGAATCAATTTCATTAAATCTGCTGCACTAACACCCATAATATGTCCTTTCAGCGCGGTTTATACCACTTATCGACCGTCTGTCAAGCGATTAACGGCGTGAAGGCCGTGCGTAACGTAACATTTTGCGTTGCATCATGAGAATCTTCCTCCTGCGCGTTGATAACCCGTGCGATTCATCGTTGCACGACCGTAATTGAGTTGAGGGGTGCGGTAGATCTGTTTTAACTGAGTTTCGTTCATTCTCGGCTGGTCACTTTTATAGGAAAAACGATCCGTACCGCCTGTTCCGTCACCAGAACCGCCATTCATGTTGGAATTACCGTTTGTCAGCATAAAACACTCCTATTGTGCTGGTGGTGCAAGGTCTTCAGGGGTTGGTTGCTGTTGTTTTTGCATCTGCTGCGCTGCTTGGTTCATTTGCTCCATCTTTCGCAAGTCTTCCTTCAACAATTGCTTCATCGGAGGCTCTAAGATGTCAATTAAACGCTCTTTGGTGATCGCGCCACGGTCTGCAAGTGCAAAAGCAAGGCTTCGCAGGTCTTCAGTGAAGATAGGTGAGTTGCTATGCGCGTCTACTTTGACCACAAAATCCTTGGTGAACTGGTCTGCAATGAACTTATTACCCGTATCGTCGGTATAAATACGATCCGAATACGTTTGCATGGCTTTTAAGTACAACGTTGCCATCTTTTCAAGCGCATCTTCGATGATTAACGCCCGTTTTTTAGCCCTTGAAGAGCCTAAACGGGCTAATTGCGACGCATGACCAGCACTTCTAACGCCTGATTCACCTCTACCTTGCAACACATTCACAATGCCTGAGGCTTCTTCAAACATTTGATCGATTTCAGAAATCTCACGGAACAAATCATTGGGTATCGACGGTGCTAATTGCTCTACTTTGGCATTCGGCATGTCGGTTGATAGCAAACCACCCACGCGATTAAGGGCAAAGTTCTTCTCATCGAGCAAGCCTGTAAAGCCAATCAAAGCTGTCGGTGGTGTGACTTGCTTAGACAGCAGGTCAAGTATCTCTGTCATGCGTTTATTGCGCATGTCTTGCAAGAAAACAAGCCTTGCAACCTCAGAAATACCCCAATAGTAGTCATATTGTGGGGTGGGGCAGAGCTGAATAAAGGGCAACTCACCCTTTAAGAACATGCTCTCACCTGGCCTGTCATAGATGATGACATTTGGGTCGGCAATGGTGACGCACTGGTAGTCATCCGTGTCATCATTCCACACCCATAATTCCGTCATCTTGATCGTATCTTCAGCCACCCGTGCCTTGTACTGCTGCATACCAGCAATATTGAGGTTCACATTACCGTACATCGTGGGATCAGTGGCCGACAAGATCAGACGCTGGATACCATCAGGCACTTGATTTTGCTGGCTTTGCCCTAACTGCAAGCGAGCAAGCAGTGCATCACGGTTGGGGTGTGAATAAAGCCTTGCATATAACTCAGAGCGTGTGATGTAGTAAATCTGAATCAACGCTTCTTGGCGATCCGTATAAGGCGTATCTTCTCGATACACACCGATACAGCGTGGATCAACCATGTAGGGGTGCAAGCCATTCTTCTGAATGAGCTTAATAAAGGTGGAGTTGTAGCAAAGCGCCCAATTCAAGGCCTGTGCAAACACCTGATCAGCATTGGAGTTCAACCAGTCATCGTTTAATGCGCCGGTAAGCGCAGGAATCTTGGTCTGTTCATGCGCATTGACGGAAGCGCCAAGGGCGACTGTAAAACGGGTCGTTTCTGCCGAGTAAAGAAAACTCGATAACTGATCGATGTGCGGGTAAATCTTGTTGTAGTAAGCCGGTGGGGCATCAAGCCCCGAACCAAAGAGATAGTAAGACCTTAACGAATCGTAAGTGCCTGTGCGTTCCTGGATGCTAACGGAGCATTTATCAACCAGGTCGTTGTAGAAATACTCACGTTGTACAGGATCGTCAGGGATTCTCATGTCGCTAGCTTCAAGTTTTCATGGTCGCGTATGACCACCGAGGGTTGCGGCTTGCGCAATGCTATACCATTTTCCTTAACCGCTGACAAGCCTCCCACGGTTTCACCTTTAATGGAATTGAGATTGTAGTTGCCTATTTGTGACGGATTCCCCCATTGCACTCCGAAAGGATTCTGAGGCTGTGCAGCCTGTTTGTTGTTGAGCAGTGCATTGTTTTGATGATCACCTTCTCTAGCCGACTTAATGTCTGACATGCCGTAATCATTGGCTAATTCACGAAGCGTGCTATCAGCGTGTTTGGTCTTATCGGACTTCATACCAACGGGTTGCAAGAACATCATTTGCACATCCGCTGTGCAGCCATGAGGGCATTCAGGCTTATTGCTTTCAAAAAAGCCATGAGCAGGGCATTTGTAATCATGATAAACGGCCATGTTTTCTCCTTATCTGGGTATCTAGGTTATCGCGGTGGTAATCATCAGACTTAGGCTTTACGCCAATATTTAATTTGAACTGGTTGCCATCAAACTCAATCAAGTTACGACGCACCATGGCTTGCTTAGGTTTCTTGCGAAACTCTAAATACACATCGCGCCTGAATCGCATGACAGCCACATTGCCATTTGTCCATTGCTCATAAGCACGATTGACACGGCGTTGCACAAACTCAGTCAACGGATAGGTCTTGCGCTGGAACACATCTCTTAGATGATCTTCTGTTAAGCCACAAAGCTCAGCAAAAAGACGAATGGAAATGCCGCGCTTTTTATCGGCAAAGAACTTCTCCATGACTTCCATCATGGCTTCTTTACTGAGGCCCGACACCGAGTGCTTTCAAGTAGTTGTTGATCTGCCGATCCATGATCGGTTCTTGGACAGGTGTTATCGCTTCTTCTTTCCTTGCCCTGGTCATACGCATTTGCATCAACCTTGGCATGAGCTGCTCAGCATAAGCCACGCAAGCAAGGGCTGTAGCAATCACCCGATCATCCTTATTGCGCCCATAGGCGGCAATGGAGCCTTGGTCGCGCACCACAGACTTCATTTCTTCTAACAAGTCCATGGAGTAGACATTCATCATGCCGCGCTCAAAGTAATCCTTAAAGTAATTGAGCATCCGTTCTTTAGAAGAATGCGTGGTCAAGTAACCCAGCGAATTAGACACACCACCTAATGAGTCATTGCGTCTCCAGAGGTAGTGCTGCATGTGGGATAAAACATCATCTAATTGTCTTGCCTTCTTCGGCTCCATCGTCTGCGCTTGTCGCCTCAAGTTACGCATCTCATTGATCACCGCCTGACCAGGCCCATTGACTTCCAGGTTCAAGGTTGAGTTTTTATAG